GGTAGGTAACCAACTGCGGAGAAATTATCGATGGTGAAACACCACGACCGTACGATCAAGCGAGCTAGTACAGTTCAGACCCACTCATGAAAGTCATGAGGTAACCCATACCACCAATTTGGGGTAACCCTCTTAGAAGCACTGCATCAGTGACTGAGCCAGAACACTCGTACGATTTTACGGTACGAGTATGTAACCTGAGAATATTTCTACCGTGGGCCTCCGTCTTGCTACTTTCGACTCCTTATGGATCTCAAGGTAGTCAAGAGAGGTTAGCTGCGATCAAGTATTTCCAGTCCCTTCGAAAGAAGGAACAACTGAAATCTTAACCGCCTTATAAAGTTTTGACACGAAAGTGTGTAGGAAGATGATATTACTTTTGAGTAAGTTACATCTCCTTACGTGACTCTGTGAAGGACATCCACCTAATAAGTGGGGTATTACCAAATACCATCCGACGAACAGTAAGCGCTGAGGAGAGTATACCGAAAAGTTACGGTGATACTTCGACTACGCTGCACTGCTTGCCAGGTCATTATACCGGACACCATATCAAATGATGTGGACAACAACAAGGTACCTGGACGGATCCTAACCCCATCTGATGATTGGTCCCCTAAAAGATTATAGGGGGGCCAACAATCAAATGATGATGGGTAAGGTCCCAAGTTAACCAGTCCATTTCCATTCACTGTAATATTTAAAATGAAAAATCAATTTAATTTATTACAGGCAATGAAATCAAAATACATAAGTGTAATTAAGATGATACCGCTCTCGGTGAAAATCCGGGATAGATTATTCGAACCTTTGAGTTTAGTAAATGTACTAACTCAAGGCCGAGTAACTAAGTTAGCTTGGAGAGTAAAACTTACTGGTCTATTCTTCGACTTCATACTTAAGTATGCAAGCGCTCACGGGTCCGCATCAGCAGTAAAATGGCTGAAGGGATCTGCGGTTGCTATGCAGAAAGAGTTGGGTCAAGATAGACTAGATTCCCTTCTTGTCTTAGGTACTGCGCTGCCATTCTCTAGAATGAGTGGAGGCCTTCCTAGATTGATCCCTGCACAATGCAGGGCATTAATCCGGAAAGGCGATGTCCGAGAAATTAGATTTTGGTTAAGTTTATTTAACTTATACCGAATTCTAAAAGTACCGGGAGATCTAAAGATCTCAACCATCACTTCACCATTCACAGGGAATGAGGCTTATTTAGAGTACTTAATTGCATTATCGAGTGTTGGTTTTTCCAACTTCTTTAGCACAATTAAGGGATTCGAAAGAATCCGACAAATGTCTTTGACACCAAAAGGCTTTATACTTTCTAGGGCGGCATCGCCGTCTTCGAAAGTTTCTGCCTTAGGTATCTTAACAGATGTTTTTCTTCTGAATAAGTTTCAGCCAGAACTTTGGCAAGAATTACTGTATTATCTCTACGCGGTGAATCCAAAAGTAACCCAATTCGTTAAAGATCTGCAAACTGCTTATGATTTAATCACAAGAGTTGTAGAATTTAATGGAAAGGAGTTAACTGGTGTAAAAACCGGTAATAAGTACGTACAGCATGATCATCTTCAGCTGAAATCTGCTTTGAGAACTCACGGTATGAATGGGGAGATAGGAGAAGGATTAGGACAATTTGCCATTAAAGAGGAAGCAGCCGGAAAAGTCCGACTGTTTGCTCTTTTAGACTCAGTGTCTCAATCCGTCCTAGCTCCACTCCACGATTTGTTATTTGCCTTATTAAGACAGGTACCAAACGATGGAACATTCGACCAAGAGGCCTCAATAGCGAGATCCCAAGCGAAGGCAATCTTTGCTGGATGCGCTTATTCTTTTGATTTAACTGCTGCTACTGATAGGATTCCTGCAAGACTAACTGCGGCAATACTTCAAACCATTACTGGTAAGGAGATTGCTGAAAGCTGGTTAGCAGTGATGACTGGTAGAAACTTTTTCTTTAACGGCCAAGTGGCCGCAAAAAGAAAGGTTTCTCCTGGTCCCTATAAGTATGCGGTAGGACAACCAATGGGAGGTTTATCCTCGTGGGCTGGGTTAGCTATAACCCACCACTGGATAGTTCAACTGGCGGCACATCGAATTACAGGCTCATTCTCTTGGAATACCGAATACGAGATTCTAGGAGATGATCTGGTGATATTCAATAAGCTTATTGCTGACGAATATCTCCGAATCATGGCTGAGCTGGGATGCGAGATTAACTTATCAAAAAGTATAGTCTCACATAACAGACCAGTTTTTGAGTTTGCAAAACGAACGTGCTGGGGTGAAAATATTGTCTCAGGTGTATCTTTGGCTCAGTTACGAGCAGGCTGGAGGGTTGCAGGGCGGGTCGCGAACGCATTAGCGTTTGCTCGATCTGGTCTGATAACTTCTCACAGTTTGTTAGCAACTACTTTGTCAAGATATACCTTTAACAATGGTAGATCCGCAAGTGCAATGTTGTTTAATAAAACAAGCAATATTGCAACTACGAAACTATTTTCGTTAAGTATACTGTCTCTATTCGGGACATTCTACCAGAATGGTAAGATGTCGCTGAAAGAGTTGTTGACAGTCCTAGTCAATCCTCATTACGAGGATGCTGACTATAGTGGTGAGGCAGTTGGCCTCCCACTGGTGACTTCAACAAAAGCAGCATACGAGGTAATAAATGGCCTAAAATCGGCCGGCAGCCTGGTTTGGCCAGGTCAAGAAGCTAGAGATGAAGTATTCAAAGAATACTCACCGGAGTTAGCTACTATTATGTTACAAAGCGCACTTAAAAAGGCAAAACTCTTGTATGAAAATTACGAGAGCTATGTCTATAAGTTTGCTAAGGGGATGATTATCCCTGTACATAATATTACAACTAATTCCTTAGAACTAGATATGTCTGATTTACCATCAGATTATAAACTACTTCTAATCCAGCTCGAGAACTTTGCAAACCACCTGCTCGGTCTGGAGTTCAATGTTGAACATCCAGAAGAGTTATATGACGAATTGTATGAATTGGCTTATAAACAAGCTAAATCACATGATCGGCATGTAACCTTCGAGCAAGCCTCTGATTGGCTGGAACGGGTTGAGAATATGGAGTTTACACTCTCGCTACCTGAACAGGTCGCACCAGGAAAAACAATCCTGGAAAGCGCACCTATTCTGGCGGCGTTGAGAAATATGGATCCTAACAGAAATGTTAAGGCTACATATGTAAATCCTCCTGTATTCAAAACCTCTCCTTTGCTTTAGAGAGACTGACAGTGATTTTAAGGGACGGCTACATACCATGGAAACACATGAATCCATGGAACTCGACATATTGACCTGAAACGACCCCTAGGGGACGATTGGGGATCAATAGTGTTTCGAAGTCTTGTGACAAATCGAGCAGGGATCCCGTAAGGGATCTGCTGATTAATTGATCTAGGTACAACCAAGTTGCAGCATAAGATGCAATTAGGTGATATGCCTAGACCTCGAGAACTAAACGAGATTAGAGACAACTTGTTCCTAAAGAGGATTGTGTTGCCATCTAAGTAGCCGAAGAACTTACTATCCAAGCTAGAGTGGTTCACTTAAGAGCCGTGTAACAGATTTTATTGTCTGTTAACTTCCGG